TAAACGTTTTCTCTCTAAAATAAATATCAAGTTTTGAAATTAAAAGTGGTCTGGTTTTACTAGATGTTGTAAAACCTGGTGTCATTTGACCTTTATCCTTTAAATCGTAACCTTTTTGTATTTGGGTGGTTGCATCTGTTACACCATCCTGTTTATATGTATAATATAAGTTTTTATATTCTCTATCTATTGCACTTTGTATTGAGCCAAAACCTACACTGGCGTTTTCTATTACTAATAGTGCTTCGTTATATTCTGTAGCTACTGTTACTAGCATATTTCCAAAATCTTTAGGTGTTAGTTGTCCTTTATATTCTGCAACCTGTGTTAGATTTTCAATATCTATTACATGAAAGGATGAATAATCACTTCCATCTCCTCGTGCAACATCTGCAACTACCATGTATGATCTAGAATAATCAGGATATTCCCATACCCAATATTCTCCACCTTGTCCTCGCTTTTCTGCAGGAGGCTGCATGTATGTATCCTTATACCATTGTACCGTTTGTCCATCGATTACAGTGTTACCAGAAGAAATAAAGTCACAATCACATTCTTGAGCAGCCATTTTAGCTCCTAGTAATTGTTCTTGTTCATCTCTCCAGTCTTGTTCTCTTTCAGGATGCATTTTCCAATGTAGTCTAATTGTATTAAATTTATTCCTACTCTCTTCTGCAGCTACCCATGTTTTATGAAAGAAATTACCTGTACCGTTTGGTGTAGATAAGATAATTGCTTTACCACCAGTTGCAAGTGTTTGTTGAGCTGATGCCCATATTGTATCTATTTTGTCAATAAATGCTGCTTCGTCAATTACTAGAAGTGATAAAGCTTCAGATCTACCTGCATCTCCGGAACTTGAAACTGCCTTGATTTGTGAACCATTTTTAAATCTTAAACTTAACTTATTATCTTCAGTCGTAGTTCCTTTTAACCAGCTTGGTAAATAGTTATGCATTTCTCTAACCTTTGTTACTAGGTTTTTAGCTACTTCTTGTTTTGTTGCAATTACAAGAACGTTTTTATCGTCTTGAAATAGCATAAGCCATAATGAATATCCTGCTGACAATGTGGATATACCTAGTTGTCTGGATTTCAATATTATATTGTAGTCAAAATCTGCTAGGCTTTCTAAGCTTTTTTCTTGAAATGGATAAAGGTGGAATGGAATTCTACCCCGAGTAGGATGTTGAATCTGACAATACTTTTTCATAAAGTATATAGGATCTTCAACACACTTAAGATATTCCTTTTGAATTATTTGTTTAAGAGATTGTTTTTGTCTCATATATATAAATATATATTTATCTTTATAAAAACCTAGTTGGTACTTATTTCTTTCTTTTCTCTAATGTTCTACCACCAAAATATGCACCAATTACAGTAATAAGAACTAATTGTAATAAGTCAGTCCATTTTGCCTCAACATTAAAACTAATAGCTCCTGCGTCTATAAATATCATTAAAACCGTTGATACAACTAAAAAAATAAGTACTAATGGTCTAACATTTTTAGATAACCAAGAATCAGACTTCATGTCAGCTTCCCATCTTGAGCTAATCTGTTTTTCCATTTCAACTTCGTAATTTGCAACAAGTTCTTTTATTTTTTGTTCTGCAGCTAGCTTTTCTTCTTTAGAAGTATGTAGGTTATCTATAACTCCACCTACACTTTTAACTAATGTTGCTGCTCCTCCTGAAAACAGGCTTGTCAATATACTCATAACTTTTCTCCTTTACTTAGTAGTCGAATGGTGGAGTACTGTATTTCTTTTTGTCTATACCGTACCATTTACCCTTGTCAAAGTAGTAAAACCATCCATATTTTTCATCTACAACTACTCTAAATTTTTTAGGTAGCTTAACCCTTTTCTTTGAAGCTCTTGCAATATATTTTAGTACTGGAACTCCATCATCAAAGGTTTTATCCGTTGATTGAGCTTCGGCTGTACCACCTCCAACTGCATTATACACTTTACCACCTATATCATCTGCTAATGTATCAGTTGCATTTTCTGTTAATTGAACTTCTTCAAACTGTAGGTCTTCATCTATATCTAAGGTTTTTGGGTATCCTTTTTCACCTTTTTTTGCAGGTCTTTCACCGCGCTTTCTTTTTGCATGTATGTTTGCCCATAGTCCTTCATCTATATCATCTATAGGTTCACTCTTTATAGCTGAGTTGAAGTCAGATTCAGCCTTCTGAACTATTTTATACATTTTAATAATATCTTGTTTAAGTTTTTCTTTCTTTTTTACATCTTTTTCAGCAACGAAAGCTTTTCTTAATTTTTGCTGTGCCAGTTGTACCTTTTGAAGTTCTTCAACTGCTTTTGTAAACTTGCGAGTCATAGAAACTTCTAATATATTATTAACTTCTTCTTGTATTATTTTTTTTAAAATATCTTTTTCCATTTTTATCCCAGTTCGTTTATTAATTTTGCTATACCACTTTTGATAGTATTGGACCTATATCATATAAATATAAAGACACAAGCTTTAATCACATCTCACTTAGATGTTTTTTCCAATCTAAAAGCTCCTTCTTAAATTTTGACTTAAGTTCAGACTTGTTTAATCCACCTGCCCAGTCTTCTACAGTTCCGTTTTCAGTAACAAATGTATAATTAGTTTCTAACCACTCATTAAATTCCTCTACTAAATCTTCAAGTTGCGCGGTTTTGTATTTTTTAAATAATTCTTTTGTTTTTAATTCATATCCACCACTTATTCTTAGCGCTGTTTGTTCTGAAGTATAGCATTTTAGGCACATTTTATCTACTTTCCAGTGATAATTATCAAACTGGCCTTTCATTATATTTTTACAGCCAGGACATGTTAATGGCATTTTAACAAGGTCTCGAACAGACTGCATTTTTGAAATACTTTGCGTTATTCCATTTTTTATAGTCCAAGTTTTTCCATTTTCTTCCCAAGTATCACCTTCAACCTTTCGTTCTGATGTTTTATATCCTACTTGGGTGTTTACGGATTTCGTATAGTCTTTATTGACTATGTTTCTCATTCTTTTTACTTTTGATTCACTTATACTTTTTTTCATAACCTTTCTTTTTTAGAATGTCATCATACCAGCTATTTGGTTTACAGGTGCAAATGCTCCTGTTAGCTTATATGTGCTTCCTTTATATATAAAAACAATTCCTTCACTTGGAATTATAGTTTTAAAACCTCCAATAGATTTTATTTTTTGTAACTGTTGGGTCATTCTATTTAATTTTTTAAGATCTCCACCTTTTCTAACATCACTAATTGCTTTTGCAACTTGTTTTCTTACATTTTGAATAGCTTTATCTGGATTTGCAGCTAAGAATCCTTCTACATTTTTAAGAACTTCTGCTCCTAATTCAAAAAACAATGTTTCAAATGGCAACATATTCTTTTTTACTTGGTCAGCATGCTTTAGCTTGTCAAACTGTTTTGCCTTTGCAAGTAATTTTTCGTCAGGCATTGTTTTTTTATCTAGTCTAAATGACTTATCAAAAAATGCCCATCTTTTAACCAATCCCATTTTGGTTTTATTATCTACTTCACTAATTTTTTTATCTACAAAATCTTCCCACCATGCTTGATGATATTCAGCAAATGATGAAGAGTCTTTCATGTTAAATTTTTTCATTAGTCTATTTAACTTTCCAGTAAAATATGGTTTTTTAGCAGAATAGTCTTGATGTGGATTCATTTTAAGAATTTTTGGTCCTATAATAGAAAAGTTTTTTTGTACTGTTTGGTTTGTTTGTGCAATCATTCCTGCGAGGATTCTAGCTCCGTCTGAAACGGAACCTATTGCTTTTCCATCCTTATACTGTAATACATTATGAAACTGTAAGTATGGCGCGTCATAGGTAATAACATTTGCAGAAGCTGGAAACATGATTTCCATATTTACCCAATTGTTACCATTATCAAATATTTTTTCTTGTTGCTTGGGATTAAGACTTCCAATTGCTTTGGCCAAATCTTTCATTGCAAATGTAAAGGCTTTTTCTATATTGCCTCTACCTTTAAATTTTGCAGCTACTGCTTTATAGTCCATACCACCTCGCTTAAGGTCTCCAGTATTTCTTGCAGCTAACATTTTTCCGTTCCAACTAATAAATAGATTTTGGCCATCTGTTTTTTCAGTTGCAGCTTTTTCTAGGTCTAGATTTCCTTGTAAAGATAATTCTATAATTTTTTTAAAGTCACCAAATGTTAAACCTTTATCATCGAATGGATGTGACATATGGCCGTATGCACCACCTTCAATTAGTAAAACTTGGTCAGTTAACCATTTACTAAGGCTTTCTGTATTTACTGATAAATCTTTTTTGAGTAATATTGGTAAATCAACAATAGGCTTTTTTTGTTTTTTAAGCATTTTTTGTACCTTTTTAATGTTTTTATCTAGTTTCAAAGGTTCTTTTATTTTATCACCTTCAAGATTTTTTTTGTCTTTGGATTGTTCTGCTCCCATAAAATTTATAAATTCCATTCCTGCCGTTTGGGCTATTTTTTTAATTCTAGATCGCCATTTGGAATATGCCTTTGAATCTTTATAGTTTCTAGGATTTGTGGTAGTATCTGCTCCAGCTACTCCAGCCGCAAAGTAAGTTACACCTTGTGAATAGTCATTACTGGCAGGATCTGACTGTAATTGATCGACGTTTAAATCATCACCAACTAAATAATCAATTACTTCATATCCAACCATTTCTGCAAACTCTTTACCTGATTTTTCGAATGCCGCTGTTGATATAAAATATGTTGGTCGTCCATCATCAACATCACCACCACCTATTCCAGTACTAGATGCTTCTAATATTAGGTTAAAAAAGTTAGTTTTTGTACAGAATTCTAATATAGATTCATTAAGCCTTTCTAGTTTGCTTACAACCAGCTTATAGTTCTTAGTATGTCCGAATATTC